TGGACGTACAACTTTTGTACCAAAAAGGGTATCAGCAGTGTACAGCGTTGCTAAATACTCTTGTTTGTACTGAGTTTGTGAACGAACAGACATCTGCTCAGCCAATACCATTGTGTCGGTATGGAACAAGAGAGCACCACGGATTGCATCACCAGCAGTGTTTTCTGCAGCAGTTTCAATAACTGGGCAGTTGCTTGATACATAAATATCAATACCATACAATTGACCAATCATACCAGTGTTAACACCACGACCATCAACGAAGTCAGAGCTATTGTAACGATCAATACCCATGATGGAGTTACGTAGTGAAGGAGGAATAACAAACTTACGACCATCCATAGGTACGTCAGCGTCATCCATCTTCTGGATCAAGGCACGGAAACCAGCGTCAGTGAACAAGTCAGATGTAGTTACAGTGTCAACAGCGTAAGCAGTCAAACCTGTAGAAGCATCAACGAAGTATGCATTGGAGTGAACCCAATCAGCACCATCGCTATCACCAAATGACTTACCAAGAGCCATTAAAGTGTCATCAACTTTCTTACCTAAAGCATAGCCAGCGTCATCAGTGTAGAAACGACGGAGGGAAGCTAAGGCTTGAACTTCAACGATGTCCTCGATGAAACGTGAGTATTCAAAGTGTTGATCAACAGTTACGAGAACTTCTGTTTCTGTATCAGCTTGGATAGTTACTGCTGTGTTTGCTGCTTTAGCAGTTGCTACACCACGAGTTGGCTTAGGAATGTGAAGGGTATCACCTTTCTTGCCTTTCATGGTCATCTTGTTTACCAAGTTTGCCAAGATAATGTTTTTCTTATAAGCAGCGATAACCTCGTCACTCCAGATTTCTGGAATAAACTTGTCTGCTTGTGTCTTTGCTACGATTGAACCTGAACCACCAGGATAAGCTGCTGTTGCCATTTTGTAAATCTCCTAAATTATAAAATTAAAATTAACGTACCCTGCCTTCAGCGTAAGCTTGAAGGATATCTTCAGCCATAGCTTCGTAACGGTCAGGGTCTTGCATTCTTAAGCGAATTAAGTCTGCACGACGATAAATGGGTTTAGTTGATTCTCCTGTTCCGCCTTGTTGGACGGCTGCAGTTTTAAGTGCTTTAGACCTAGCATCATTATTGTCTTTTTGCAGAACACCATCAGCAGCTTTTGTAGTCTCTGCTTTTTGTGTTTGGATATTTTTTAGAGCCTTGTAGTTCCCTATTAATTCCAGTGCTGCATCTACGTCATAATTTTCTGCTTGGCTTACCATCTGAATACGTGTTCTTGATTGTTTAACCCAATCTAGAAAGTCTTCAGACTGCACTATATTTAAAAAATCAGGATGAGTTTTTTCCACTTCTGCTCTTGCTGCTAACCTTGCTTGTTCAGCTTGTTGCTGCTGCATTTGCTTTAGAATTGGGTTTTTCTCTAGTGCCTGATTTACTGCCTTTTCAGGATCATCATACCAATCAATCTCTTGTGCTGTTACTGGCTGTTGTGTGTCGTGCTTTGATTCGAGTTGTTGCTTTAAAAGAGAATCAGCTAACTTTCGTACTTCACCAACTTCCTGTGCCTGTCTACCAATTAACTTCTCAGCTTCTTGGTGCATACGAACAATCTCATCTAGAGACTTATTCTTATATTTCTCAGGTACTTCATCCTTGACTTCTGTTGAGGCAGTATCTACTTGTGTAGGTGCTTCAGTTAAGTTTGGATCTTGTTCTTCTTGGATCGTTGGATCAACAAAATCAGTTATTTCTTCTTCTTGCAGTTCGATAAAATTAGCAGCCATGTATATACTCCTGTCGCAATGCGATTTTAGGATAATTTAAAAAATGATTCGGTGGTCAAGAGTCCACTTATGAACCGTGATTAGCTTTTGTTTTCTTCTCCACAGCCAGCTTCTCAGCTCTCTGCTTAATCCACTTCGATGATGCTGAAGGGTATAACCCACTAAACGGCTCTAGATAGATCGTTGTAGGGGAGATGATGCGAGTAGCAGTCTCGCCACAATCACCACACTGAACTTCTTTTATGTCAACATCGACGAAGGCTTCAGTGATATGTGAATCTTTGCACTCAAAATCAAACATCCGTCTAGGCATCTAGAGTTTCCTCTTGCAGTTGCTCATAGACTTCAGCACTTGATTCTCTGAGTGTCTTTATCCAGTTCATGATGGACAGTTCGCCCTTCCTGAAGTGGAGTTGTTGTTCTGTATCAATACCACCAATAGTATCAGTGGATTTAATCATTAATTCTAAGTCTTCTAATAGATCGTTCCACCCTGGCATAGCCATCATAGCAAAGCGATTCTCGTAGTAAGTCTGTAATTCTCGATTCATTTAACTTTTTCCTTGACAAAGGAGTTAATTTATGTTATAGTGTATATATTATATCACAGTTTTGTTCAAATGTCAAGCACTTTTTTGCATTTTACCTTGCATTTGCATCATTGCAATACGCTCATTAGATTGAATATCAGCTTGTTTAAGGGCTAAATTAGCCAGTTTTTCAGCTTTAGTGAACTCATCCATTCCTTTGGTACTTTGTTGGGCTTGAGCAGCCTTAATTTGAAGTTCTACAGGCATTAACTGAGTCTCTACACCAGCTTGCTGTGCATTAGCCATTGCTAGAGCAGCCTCTGCTTGTACTTTTTGTAGTTCTGCTTGAGCAGTTTGTATCTGTACTTGCTGCATCATTTGCTGCATTTGTGCTTGCTGTGGGTCAGGTTGGCTCATTTGCTGTAGTGTAGCTACAATCTCTTCACGATTAGATAAGCTAGAGCCTTGAACAATTCCTTGTAACAGTACTGGAGTAATAGGGCTTGTAGGTCCAAGGGTTTGCATCAATCCAACCATCTGTTGTTGTTCATATTCACGAGCAACCATACCTAAACTAGATACTGGAATGAATACAAAGTCCTGAACAGGGTAACGCTCTGGATCAAACTGCATAAATCTCCAAGCTGCCTTAGTAATGAAAGGAACAAGGAAGTCTTCTTGGAAGTTAATCAAGGTACGTTTGTTCTTCTTCATAAGTCCTGAAAGAGCCATAGAGAGCCCTGCTCCACTTGCCTCCCCTCCAGCTACCTGACTAGGCATAGAGCTACTGTCCATCGTTCCTGTTGCTTGTAATAGCATTGTTTGGAAGTTTTGTGCAGTTTGGAAGTTCTGAGGATCTGTAGTGCCAAACTTAAACGGCATCATGATCTCATTAGGATTACCGTTAACCAGCATGTTCTTACCTGGTTTAACTTCATACTTAGCACCACGAGGAAGCCTTGTAGCGTCCATAGCCATCATAGGTGCAGTAGTTAAGGCTAAAGAGTCTAGATGACTACGTATTTGAGCGTCAATAGCTTTCTGCATATTGTAGCCCTTCTCAGCAGTACCACGACCCCAGAATCGTCCAGGCATAGAGTCAGCTTGATACGCTACTACAGGACGATCATTCATCATGTAGGGTGATTCTTCAGCCTTGAGAAGCCACTGGTCATCAGCAATAACAATGATAGCTTCGATTAAGTCTTGATAGTCTTCTGCAGTAGAGCCTTCAGGGAATAGATCAACAATCTCTTCTCCATCTTTTCTCTGTAAGTCTTTGAGGTAGCTCTTAGGTACTTTGCCGTAGTAGCGTATTACACGAACACGATCATCCTGGTTCTGTGTTTGTTCTTGTACTGGCTCTAATTCCATTGTCTGGCTATTAGGAGTTACATTTACTTTACGATATGTACCATCAACCATACCTTCAACAATAGTATGATAAGGAACATACTCTTCAATAGCAACACCAAGCGAAGACTCAATATCTTTAGCGTTAGGGTCAATTAAGAAATTACGTGGGTTGATAGGGTTTAGTTCTACCATAAACTTCTGGACTTCGTTAACACCAAAAGCCGCCATCTGTGAACCAGAAATAGGCTGAGTAGCTGGAGACATTACAGTCTTTTCAGAAACAATGATCTCACCAATACCAGTACCATACATCTCACCTAGAAGAATAATGTTGTCTAATGCTTTTTTAACCTTAGAGAACTTAAAGTCTTCATGCATTTGTTGACGTACTAAAGCAATGTCGTTCTTATCTTGATCATTACGATCATCAACAATATCAAACCACTCACCACGACCAAAGACAGCTTCAGAAATCTCAGCTTGCTTGGATTCAATGGCTTGCTGTAGGGAAGGGGTAACTAAGCGACTACGCTCAGAATCACGAGTCTTATCTGCTGCATCCCACATACCACGGAATAAACGCTCATACTC